ATCGTGGCTGTGTTACACACGCCACGCCCCGTCTACTTGCTCTTCCCTCCATTACTGAGAGGCTTGTCACCCATCATGGCGAAGGTACATGTTGACATTGACGCCGAGAGTCCATTCTTGAAGTCATTACAGCGTGCCTTTCCATCACTTGAGGTTGAACCACAGCAGGTCACTCCAAATGACCATGCGAACGCGAGGGCTTTCTCGCACCTCGCCACAAAATTGATAGAGCAGGAGACAGATAAGGACACGCTCATCCTGGACTTAGGTAGTGCACCAGCCAGGAGAATGATGTCTGAGCATAAGTATCACTGCGTTTGCCCGATGCGCAGCGCAGAGGACCCTGAACGATTGGTTTACTATGCTAACAAATTAGCAAAAGCAGCAGGAACAGTGCTGGACCGCAACATCTCCGGCAAGATACACGACCTGCAGCAAGTCATGGCGACGCCAGACCTAGAATCACCAACGTTCTGCCTCCACACGGACGAGACGTGCCGTATGAGAGCGGAGGTGGCCGTGTACCAAGACGTGTACACGGTGCATGGTCCAACATCTCTTTACCACCAAGCAATGAAGGGAGTAAGAGTAGCATACTGGATAGGGTTTGACACAACCCCTTTTATGTTTAACACCATGGCGGGTGCTTACCCGTCCTATGCCACAAACTGGGCAGATGAGCAAGTGATTACAGCCAGAAACATCGGGCTATGTGCTGCCGACCTAACAGAAGGCAGTACCGGCAAACTGTCCATAATGCGCAAGAAGAAGATGAACCCCAGTGACAAGATCCTTTTTTCAGTAGGATCAACCCTATACACAGAAAGCAGGAGCTTGCTGAAGAGCTGGCATTTACCATCAGTGTTCCATTTGAAGGGTAAGCAGTCGTTTACTTGCAGGTGCGATACCATCGTTTCATGCGAGGGTTACGTAATTAAGAAAATCACCATGAACCCAGGTGTGTTTGGCAAAGTCACAGGTTATGCCGTCACACACCATGCAGAAGGATTCTTGGTCTGCAAGACGACTGATACGCTGAAAGGTGAAAGAGTGTCCTTCCCTGTGTGTATGTACGTCCCCGCCACTATATGCGACCAAATGACAGGCATACTGGCGACTGACGTTACCCCAGAGGATGCACAGAAGCTCCTCGTTGGCCTAAACCAGAGAATCGTGGTGAATGGCAGAACACAGAGGAATACAAACACAATGAAGAACTATCTGCTACCGACAGTAGCAGTGGCTTTCAGCAAGTGGGCTAAAGAGTACAAGCAGGACCTGGAGAATGAAATGAAACTGGGGGTCCGCGAGAGGTCGCTCGCGTACTGTTGCTTATGGGCTTTCAAGACACATAAAACCCATACCATCTACAAAAAGCCAGATACACAGACTATCGTGAAAGTGAATGCAGACTTTAATTCGTTTGTAATACCCAGTCTGTGGTCATCGGGGCTATCTATGACAGTACGCCAGAAAATCAAACTAGCACTCTCGAAGGTGCAGAATGAACCCTTCTTGCCTCACATGGACAGCAGCGCCGCATTGGACGCGGAGAAAGAAGAAAGAGAACGAGTGGAAGCTGAATTAACCCTCGAAGCCTTGCCTCCGCTTATCCCGACGGCGCCACCGGAGATCGACCAGGTGGTCGACGTGGAAGAACTAGAGTATCGCGCAGGGGCAGGGGTCGTGGAAACACCCCGCAACGCGCTGAAGATCACTGTCCAAGCCAAAGATAAAGTCATTGGTCAATACATTGTCCTATCGCCGCAAACGGTATTGCAGAGCAAGAAACTACTTCCAGTTCATCCGCTCGCTGAACAGGTAAAGATTATCACCCATAGCGGTAGAGCAGGAAGGTACCCCGTAGAAGGGTACGATGGAAGAGTCTTGTTACCCTATGGAGCAGCCATACCAGTGGAAGACTTTCAAGCACTAAGCGAGAGCGCAACCATGGTCTACAATGAACGCGAGTTCGTAAACCGTAAGCTGTACCATATCGCTGTTTACGGTCCTGCACTGAACACAGATGAGGAGGGGTATGAGAAGGTGTGGGTCGACCGCACCGACGCAGAGTTCGTGTTCGACGTCGACCGCCGCATGTGTGTGAAACGTGAGGAAGCATCAGGGCTAGTGCTTATTGGAGAGTTGGTTAACCCGCCTTTTCACGAGTTTGCATACGAAGGGCTGAAAATTAGACCCGCAGCCCCGTACCACACTACAGTGATAGGAGTCTTTGGAGTTCCAGGGTCAGGTAAGTCGGCTATCATCAAACAGCTGGTAACAACAGCCGACTTGGTTACCAGCGGCAAGAAAGAGAATTGCAACGAGATCATGGCGGATGTGAAGCGGACACGAAACCTGGACATCGTTGCAAAGACGGTCGACTCGATCCTGCTCAACGGCACTCGTAAAGTAGTCGACGTGTTGTACGTCGACGAAGCGTTCGCATGTCATTCGGGGACGCTCTTGGCTCTTATTGCGATGGTTCGCCCTCGGAGTAAAGTGGTGCTGTGCGGGGACCCCAAACAGTGCGGATTCTTCAACATGATGCAACTGAAGGTCAATTTCAATCACAACATATGTACGGAGGTACACCACAAAAGCATCTCTCGTAGATGCACGAGACCGGTGACTGCCATCGTGTCGACTCTGCACTACGGCGGCAAGATGAGGACAACCAACCCAAACAACAAACAAATAATTATTGACACAACAGGACAGACGAAACCCACAGCCGGAGACATTGTGTTAACATGTTTCCGCGGATGGGTGAAGCAGCTCCAGCAAGACTATCGTGGACACGAGGTTATGACTGCAGCTGCCTCACAGGGACTGACACGACGGGGAGTGTACGCTGTCAGACAGAAAGTGAATGAAAACCCACTATACTCTCCGTCATCTGAACATGTCAACGTGTTACTGACTAGGACAGAAGATCGGCTGGTGTGGAAGACACTGGCTGGAGATCCGTGGATCAAAGTCTTGTCCAATGTTCCGTCAGGTAACTTTACGGCAACCATAGATGAATGGCAAGAGGAGCATGATGCAATCATGAAAGCAATAACAGGACCGAGCAGGTCGGTAGATCCCTTCCAAAACAAAGTGAAAGTGTGCTGGGCGAAGTGCCTGATTCCTGTCTTAAAAACAGCCAACCTGACACTCAGTGCGGATGACTGGAGTACGGTGGTGCAAGCATTCCACAGAGATGGTGCGTACTCGCCAGAAGCAGCTTTGAACGAGATTTGCACGCGTTACTACGGTCTGGATCTCGACAGTGGAATCTTTTCTGAACCGACAGTCTCGTTGTACTACGAGAATAACCACTGGGATAACCGACCAGGAGGCAAAATGTACGGATTCAGTCAACAAGCTGCACTCCGCATGGAAGCCAGGTTTCCTTACCTAAAGAACAATTGGAAGACAGGCAAACAAGTGGTGATCTCGGAGAGGAGAGTGCAGACACTGGATGGTTCAGTTAACATCATACCATTGAATAGGAGACTACCACACGCGCTAGTCGCCGAACACCGCAGCCTGAAAGGTGAAAGGGTCGAGTGGTTAGTCAACAAATTGAGGGGATACCATTTGTTGCTGGTCAGTGAGTACAACTTGATCTTACCGCGGCGCCGAGTGACATGGATAGCACCATTGCATGTGAGCGGCGCAGATAGGGTGTATGACTTGGATCTAGGGCTACCAGCAGATGCCGGCCGCTTCGATCTCGTGTTTGTCAACATCCACACACCCTACAGGTTACACCACTATCAGCAATGCGTTGACCACTCCATGAAGTTACAGATGTTGGGTGGAGATTCGCTGCGCCTACTAAAGCCAGGAGGTTCCTTGCTGATTCGAGCGTACGGGTACGCGGACAAGATCAGTGAAGCCGTCGTCACTTCGCTCAGTAGGAAGTTCGGAGCCTTCAAAGTGCTCAGACCACCGTGTGTGTCAAGCAACACCGAGGTGTTCCTGCTATTCAGTAACTTTGACAATGGACGACGAGTCACAACACTACATCCACTGAATGATCGACTCAATGCGATCTACGCGGGCGACACGGTCATGACCGCAGGATGTGCACCAGCCTATCGGGTGATCAGGGCTGATATTGCGACCAGCAAGGAGCAGGCTGTGGTGAATGCGGCAAACCATCGTGGCATCATCGGCGATGGAGTATGTCGTGCGATCGGTCGCAAATGGCCACAGGCGTTCGTGAATTCTGCTACACCAGTGGGTACTGCAAAGACAGTGGAGTGTGACGGTGTTCATATTATCCATGCCGTCGGACCTAATTTCAGTAACACATCAGAGCAGGAAGGTGACAGAGACCTGGCGGCCGCCTACAGAGCTATCGCAGCCGAAGTCAACCGGCTTCGTATAACCACGGTGGCAATCCCGCTCCTTTCGACAGGGGCGTTCAGCGCCGGCAAAGACAGAGTCCGCCAATCACTGAACCACCTCTTCACAGCACTAGATACAACAGATGCAGATGTAACGATCTACTGCAGGGACAGAGACTGGGAAAAGAGGATTAAGGACGCCATCGACATGAGGACCGCGCAAGAGCTGGTCAGTGACACCACGGACCTGGAAGTGGACCTGGTTAGAGTCCACCCCGACAGCAGCCTAGCCGGCCGGAGAGGCTACAGCACCACTGATGGGTCACTATACTCCTACTTGGAAGGCACAAAATTTCACCAGGTGTCAATAGATATGGCAGAAATAATAACCATGTGGCCTAAATTGGCAGAAGCAAACGAGCAGATATGTCTATACGCTATGGGCGAGACAATGGACAATATTAGAGCTAGATGCCCTGTGGACGATTGCGAATCGTCCACACCACCAAAAACAGTGCCCTGTTTGTGCAGGTACGCCATGACCGCGGAGCGCGTGACACGGCTAAGGATGCACCATAGCAAGGGATTCACAGTCTGCTCATCCTTCCAACTGCCGAAGTACCGCATAGAGGGCATACAGAGAGTCAAGTGTGACAAAGTTTTGCTGTTTGACCCGACGGTACCTTCCTTAGTGAGTCCTAGAAGATACGTGGAGCGCCGAACCTCACTGATATCTGCGGGCAGCGACGAACTTGTCCCGCACTCACCCAGTCGCGAGTCAGTGAATGCAGAGACCATGTCGACGGATGGGGAGTTCGTCCCGCGGTCGCTCAGCCATGCACCTGTGGACTTGGGTTCTAACAGCCATTTGTATGTATCTATGCACAATGTTACCGCAATGTCCCCTCCCATTCCACCACCCAGGCCGAAGAGAGCACGACGCCTTGCTGCTCTGTTGGCGCGTCCCATCCCGGCGCCCAGGACTCGAATAACGGTCACAGCAGACATACATGTACCAGCAGAACCACCTGTGCCCATCCCCAGAACACGCGTCCGCAGACCATCGGAGGACTCGGCAGTTTCTTTACCGTGGGACCTCAAGGAAACGCCCCTACCGGCAGGGGCGCCGGTGCCTGCCCCAAGAAGTGTTCGCAGACCATCAGAGGGCACTGTAGTCACTGGTTCAATGGTTTCCTTGCCGTGGGATCCAGAGGATATTGATTTGGAATTTGAGGCGCCTTTGGATGATATCATCACCTTCGGAGACTTTACCGAAGAAGAGGTGGCGTCTCTCGACAGTGAAGGAGTGGAAATGCCATGGGATGCACAGCCCGAGATTAGGCATATGCCTCTGACTTTCGGAGATTTCTCTGATGACGAGTGGGAAACCGTAAGCTCTTCATCATCCTGACTAGGCCGCGCGGGTGGTTACATATTTTCCTCGGACACGGGTGCAGGACATCTACAGCAGAAGTCAGTCAGGCAGCATCAATTACCATGTGTTCAATGGGAGGAGGTGAACGAGGAACGTATCCACCCGCCTCGATGCGATGAACAAAAAGAGAAGACACTACAACTGCGCCTACAGATGAACCCGACCGATGCCAATCGAAGTCGGTATCAGTCTAGGAAGGTGGAGAATATGAAGGCTACCATCATCACCAGATTGAATTCAGGAGCCAAATTGTATGTCTCCAGTGACTGCCAAAGGGTACCAACGTATAAGACTGTATACCCTAAAGTGTGCTACTCACCGTCAGTACCCCTGAGGTTCGAAGACTCGCGGACAGCAGTAGCCGTATGCAATGAATTCTTACAACGCAATTTTCCAACAGTTGCGTCTTATCAAATTACAGATGAGTATGATGCATACCTGGACATGGTGGATGGGTCTGAAAGCTGCTTGGACAGAGCGTCGTTTTGCCCCGCTAAGCTGAGATGTTTTCCGAAACATCACGCGTACCATCAACCGACGATTCGCAGTGCCGTCCCTTCACCTTTTCAAAACACACTGCAGAATGTGTTATCCGCGGCTACAAAGAGGAACTGCAATGTAACGCAGATGCGTGAGCTTCCTACACTGGATTCAGCGGTATTCAACGTGGAGTGCTTCAAGAAATTTGCATGCACGGGAGAATTCTGGGAGGAATTTGCAGCGAACCCAATCAGGATCACGACTGAGAATATCACAACCTACGTAGCCAAATTGAAGGGACCAAAAGCAGCAGCACTTTTCGCAAAGACTCATAACCTTGTACCACTGCAAGAGGTGCCAATGGATAAATTTGTCATGGACATGAAAAGAGATGTCAAAGTCACCCCTGGAACCAAACACACTGAGGAACGACCGAAGGTCCAAGTCATACAGGCTGCAGAACCATTGGCGACGGCATACCTCTGTGGGATACACCGAGAACTGGTACGTCGCCTAAATGCTGTCCTTAGGCCAAATGTGCACACTTTGTTTGACATGTCGGCAGAAGATTTCGATGCCATCATCGCCGCACATTTTCGACCAGGTGACGCGGTCTTGGAAACAGATATTGCGTCCTTTGACAAGAGCCAAGATGACTCGCTTGCCCTAACTGGCCTCATGATTCTTGAGGACTTGGGTGTAGACCATTACTTGCTGGACCTGATTGACGCGGCTTTTGGTGAAATAACCAGTTGTCACCTGCCAACCGGAACACGGTTCAAATTCGGCGCTATGATGAAATCTGGAATGTTCCTTACGTTGTTCATAAACACAGTGCTGAACGTCACCATAGCAAGCAGAGTTCTGGAAGACAGACTAACTAACTCCAAATGTGCGGCTTTCATCGGTGATGACAACATTATTCACGGTGTCAAATCAGACCCGCTGATAGCTGAAAGATGCGCAACTTGGCTCAACATGGAGGTAAAGATCATTGACGCAGTCATGGATGAGAAGCCGCCTTACTTCTGCGGAGGATTCATCATGTTCGACCACGTCACGTCGACTGCGTGCCGGGTGGCTGACCCACTTAAACGACTCTTTAAACTGGGAAAACCACTGCCTGCGGATGATGAACAGGACGAGGACAGGCGACGGGCCTTGAGCGATGAGACCGCCAAGTGGTTCAGAACTGGCATCACGAGCGGACTGGAGGTAGCCCTACAGTCTCGGTACGGAGTGGAGGGCTGTATGAACATCCTCGTGGCTATGGCTACATTTGCTAGGGACAGAAAAAGATTCTCTGCGTTACGAGGACCCGTTATACACCTGTACGGTGGTCCTAAATAGATACTGTATTACACTGTATCACAACAACAACGCCATGAATTACATCCCGACGCAGACGTTTTACGGCCGCCGTTGGCGTCCACGCCCGGCGGCCCGTCCCTGGCAACAGCCTGTACAGGCTTTGCCCCCACCACCAGAACCCCAGTCACAACAGCTGCAGCAATTGATTGCCGCAGTAAACACGCTTTCGCTGCGCGCCGCTCCCCAGCCACAACGTCGCCGTAGAAGGTGGCAGCCAAAGAAAAAGAAGCAAGCCCCAAAACAGAACGAGAAAAAGCAGAAGAATACCAAAAAGACGAACCCCCAGAAACCTAAAAAGAAGAAAAAGAAGAACCTCGGCAAGCGTGAACGGATGTGCATGAAAATAGAGAACGATTGCATATTCGAGGTAAAGCTGGACGGGAAGGTAACTGGATTCGCGTGCCTGATCGGTGACAAAGTAATGAAACCTGCACACGTGAAAGGTACCATCGACAACGCGGACCTAGCTAAACTTGCATTCAAGCGATCTAGCAAGTATGACCTAGAATGCGCCCAAATACCAGTACACATGAGATCGGATGCCTCCAAATTCACTCATGAGAAGCCGGAAGGCCACTACAACTGGCACCACGGTGCCGTCCAATATAGTGGTGGCCGCTTCACAATCCCGACAGGTACTGGTAAACCTGGAGATAGCGGCAGACCCATCTTCGATAATAAGGGTAGAGTGGTCGCTATTGTCCTGGGCGGTGCGAATGAAGGATCGCGAACTGCGCTGTCGGTGGTTACTTGGAACAAGGACATGGTCACCAGGATCACACCAGAGGGAACGGTCGAGTGGTCCGCACCACTCATTTCAGCAATGTGCTTACTTGCGAACGTCGCCTTCCCATGCTCGCAGCCTGCTTGTGCCCCGTGCTGCTACGAAAGAGAACCAGCAGCTACCTTGAGACTGCTAGAAGACAACGTGAACGCCCCAGGTTACTATAGTCTCCTGAGAGCCACGTTGACATGTAACAACGCCACCAGACACCGTCGAAGCGTCACTCAGCACTACAACGTTTACAAAATGACAAGGCCATATATAGCCTACTGTTCTGACTGTGGTGCCGGCCGCTCTTGTCAGAGTCCTGCCGCGTTGGAGACGATCAGAGCGGACGCAACGGACGGTACGCTTAAAATACAGTTCTCTGCCCAAATCGGATTAACAAAAACAGGCACACATGACCACACGAAGATACGCTATGCCGATGGCCATGAGGTGGAGGAGGCGTCCCGTACAACCCTGAAGGTAACCACCGCCGGACCCTGCGTCATCACTGGATCAATGGGGCATTTCATCCTGGCCTCATGTCCGCCTGGAGATACACTCCAGGTCGAATTCACAGACGCCAAGCAGCACCTCCATGCGTGTCGTACTGCTTTCAGCCACCGCCCTGTACCGGTGGGCCGGGAAAAATTCAGCTCCAGTCCCCACCATGGACGGGAACTGCCGTGTACTACTTATCAGTTGACCACGGCAGAAACTGACGAAGAAATATCCATGCACACACCACCGGACATTCCAGACAGAACTTTCCTCTCGCAACAGAGCGGTAATGTCAAGATCACACCGGGAGGAAAAACCATCAGGTATAACTGCACATGCACGGGCAAACCAACAGGTACAACCACTGTCGAGAAAACAATTAATAATTGTAAAGTAGACCAGTGCTTCACATATGTTACAAATCATGTAACCTTGCAGTACAACTCCCCATTTGTCCCACGTGCCGATGCCGTACAACGTAAAGGCAAAGTGCATGTGCCCTTCCAGCTGATTAACAGTACTTGCAAAGTGACTCTTGCTCCACCACCCACAGTCATTCACGGCAAACGGGAGATAACACTCAGACTACATCCACACAACCCCACTCTACTGTCATACCGAATGCTGACATCCGAGGCCCAGGCTTCGGAGGAATGGATCACCGCAGCCGCGGAGCGCACCTTGGCGGTGCCTGAGGGCGGCATGGAATACCAGTGGGGCAACCATGACCCGGTCAGGCTGTGGTCTCAATTGACCAGCGAGGGCAATGCGCATGGATGGCCCCATGAGATCATAGAGTATTATTATGGATTGTACCCGACAGCAACCATTGCAGCCGTGACAGGCATGGCGATAGTATGCATGATGTCTTTTGCGGGTGCAGTGTGGATGTTCCTAACCGCCCGCAGCAAGTGCCTTACGCCATATGCCCTCACACCGGGTGCGGTGGTTCCCATGACAGTCGGGCTGTTGTGTTGTGCACCTAAAGCACGAGCAGCATCGGTGCCAGAGTCAATGGCCTACCTGTGGAACGAGAACCAAACCTTGTTCTGGATGGAACTGGCGGCACCGGTCGCAGTGCTACTGATCATCTCGTACTGCCTCCGCCACGCCTTGCTGACATGCAGAGGGCTTTCTTTTTTAGTGCTGCTGAGCATCGGAAGTGCACATGCGTACGAGCACACGGCTGTGATGCCGAACATGGTGGGATTTCCGTATAAGGCTCACGTTGACAGATCGGGATTTAGCCCTTTGACTCTCCAAATGCAGGTGGTGGAGACCAGTTTGGAACCATCACTTAACCTGGAGTACATCACGTGCGACTACAAGACCGTCGTACCGTCCCCATTCATCAAATGCTGCGGGAACACAGAATGTAAGACTAAGGCAAAACCGGATTACAGGTGCCAAACATACACCGGGGTGTACCCGTTCCTGTGGGGCGGAGCATACTGCTTCTGCGACACAGAAAACACACAGATGAGTGAGGCATACGTGGACAGGGCTGACGTGTGCAAACACGACCATGCGGCTGCCTACAAGGCGCACACCACCTCGCTGAAGGCCAAGATTCTCATTAGTTATGGGACAGTGAACCAGACAGTGGAAGCTTTTGTCTCCGGTGAACAGGCCGTGAATGTCGCTGGGACTCGATTCATATTCGGGCCATTGTCATCCGCTTGGACCCCTTTTGACACCAAAATCGTGGTCTACAAAGACGAAGTGTACAACCTAGACTTCCCCCCTTACGGCTCCGGACAGCCTGGTAGGTTCGGAGACATTCAAAGCCGCACAACTACGAGTGCGGATGTCTATGCTAACACAGGTCTCAAACTACTCCGACCGGCCTCAGGGAATGTCCACGTTCCATACACGCAGACTCCTTCCGGGTTCAAGTACTGGTTGAAGGAGAGAGGAAGAGCCCTGAACGCTGTGGCCCCATTTGGCTGTATTATCAAAACAAACCCGGTTAGGGCCATGAACTGTGCGGTGGGCAATATCCCGGTTTCCATGGACATCCCAGACAGCGCTTTTACCAGAGTGGTGGACGCGCCCGTAGTATCAGAACTTCAGTGCACTGTGGCCTCATGTACACATTCATCAGACTTCGGTGGGGTAGCGGCCGTCACTTATAAGACAGACAAGGCTGGAAAATGTGCGGTCCACTCACACTCTAATGTGGCCACACTGCAGGAGATCAGCATGGACGTGACGGAGGCCGGAAAGGGAATCTTACACTTCTCCACGGCTACCGCATCACCATCGTTTGTGGTGTCCATCTGCGGGGCCAGAGCTACGTGCACAGCATCGTGCACGCCACCAAAGGACCACATCGTACCATACCCAGCCAAACATAACAGCATCGTCTTCCCTGACGTCACCGGCACCGCCATGACGTGGGTTCAACGACTGGCAGGAGGATTTGGTACGCTGACAGCAGTTGCACTAATTATATTGATTCTCGTCACTTGCGTGACACTTAGGAGAAAATAAACATAACACATAATCAGCTTATACTTATATATATAGAAGCAAGAAAAGAAGAAAAACCAGAAAAACATTAGAGTAAGCAATGCTATATATACTCAACCAACTGAGGACAGAAAATTTTGAAAAACCACGAAACATTAGAGTAGGCAATGGCATATATACTTATCTATAATCATATATATCACACATAATCAGCATAATGTATAGAAGCAAGAAAAAGAAGAAAAACCAGAAAAACATTAGAGTAAGTAATGACATAAGTATTCACATATAACCATATGTATAGAAGCGAGAAAAAGTAGAAAAACCAGAAAAATTTAGAGTAGGCAATGGCATATATTCACCATTTATAACCATACCTATATCCATACCAATATAATACGCGCCACGAAGATCTGGAGCGCGTTTTGATTTTATTTTATTTTATTTTATTTTATTCATCAGTAATCAGAGAAACAATCGGCAGATTAATTGATTAAATATAATTCGATTGAATTGGTTTTTTAATATTTCCAAAAAAAAAAAAAAAAAAAAAAAAAAAAAAAAAAAAAAAAAAAAAAAAAAAAAAAAAAAAAAAA